TCCCACGCTTCCTGCAGGGCTTCCGGCTCATTGCGACCACAGTCGTTGATCCGCTGCAGAATGAACTCGTCGATGGCCTTTTTCAGCTTTTCGTCTTCCATGACCCTACCCCTTTCGTTTTGGTATGGTCACATATTCGCTCTGAACGGGAGAAATAGCAAGTCAATTCTGTGATGTTCTGCACATTTGACCGATTGAACAAATGGGTGGGGAAATTACTCCGAAGAACAGTGGATGATTTGTATCGGGACGCCCAGCTTCCGGGCATTCTCGATGACATATTTGGTTCCCCGTGATTTCCCGTCCCAAAAGGCCAGCACCAAGTCTGCGTTCTGGAGGATCGTGAGGTTCCGTTTCAGCGGAGCGCCTCTGCCGTATCTCCTGTAATCAGGGAGATACTCGGTCAGCTTGATCTGGTGGGTCTGGGCGTATTCTTTTGCGCAGGTGTCCACGCCCACGGCACCGCCGGAAAGGATCTCCGTCACGTCCTCCGGTATATAGTTTTCCAGGGCCGTCACGCGGACAGTCCTTGAGCCAATGATTGCTACTTTCATTTGATCATCACCCGGTCTAATTTTGCAGATATACCGTATATCTGTCAGAACCATCTTACCATATAAAAGCCATAAAATAAACACATGATATATCTGCCGAGAGGTGATTTTATGGCGATTAAGAGTGTATCCATCCGCATCGAGGAAGAGATGCTGGAGAAGATCGGGTTTGTGGCCGACTACGAGGGACGCAGCGTCAACAGCCACATCCTTGTTCTGATCCGAGAGAACATCAAAGCCTTTGAGGAGGCCAACGGCAAAATCGAGGGAAACATCCAGCCCGATGTTAATGTGAAGCCGACCAGAAAGAAGTAAGCAACGAGGAAGCGGTACCGCCGTTTCCTCGTTTTAGCTTTATTCGGCGTCTGCCACCTCTGCATAGGCGTAGGTCAGTCCGTCTCGAATCACGGTAACTCCACTGCTGGAACCGACCTGCTCGATGTACCGCTTCACGATCACATCGCAGTATTTCTCGTCCAGCTCAATGGTGTGGCAGATGCGCCCAGTCTGCTCGCAGGCGATCAGGGTAGAACCGCTGCCGCCAAAGGGGTCCAGGACGATGCAGTTGGTGAGGCTGGAATTCATGATGGGGTACGCAATCAGCGGAATGGGCTTCATGGTGGGATGGTCGCCGTTTTTCTTAGGCTTGTCAAACTCCCAGATGGTGGTCTGCTTTCGGTCAGCGTACCACTGGTGCTTGCCGTTCTTCTTCCACCCGAACAGGCAGGGCTCGTGCTGCCACTGATAGGGAGAGCGGCCCAGCACTAGGGACTGCTTCTTCCAGATGCAGGTGCCGGAGAGATAAAATCCAGCGTCGGAGAACGCCTTGCGGAAGTTCAGCCCTTCGGTGTCCGCGTGGAATACATAGATGCTGGCGTCGCTCGCCATAGCGGTCTCCATCGCCGTGAACGCATCCAACAGGAACTGATAAAAGGCGTCGTTCTCCAGGTTGTCGTTCTTGATCTTACCGGCGCTGCCCTGGTAGTTCACGTTATAGGGCGGGTCGGTGACCACCAAATTGGCCTGCTTTCCGGCCATCAACAGCTCGTAGCTCTCGGCTTTGGTACTGTCGCCGCAGTAAAGACGATGCTGACCCAGGCACCAGAGGTCACCGGTTTTGGAGAAGGTGGGCTTTTCCAGCTCGGCGTCCACATCGAAATCGTCATCCTTGACGTTGTCCTTGGTGGCATCATGAAAGAGCGTGTCCAGCTCCGCAGGCTCAAAGCCGGTGAGGGATACATCGAAGTCTGCTCCTTGCAGGTCAGTGATGAGCAGGGCCAGCTTGTCGTTGTCCCACTCGCCGGAGATTTTATTCAGGGCGATGTTGAGAGCTTTTTCGTGTTCCTCGTCCAGCGTCACCACCACGCAATCGACCTCTGTAAAGCCCAGGTCGGTGAGCACCTTTAGCCGCTGGTGTCCACCCACGACCCGCCCGGTGGTGGCGTTCCAGATCACCGGCTCCACATAGCCGAACTGCTCCAAGGAGCGCTTCAGCTTCTCGTATTCAGCGTCTCCCGGCTGGAGGTCCTTCCGGGGATTGTAATCGGCAGGCAGAAGGTCTGCCACTTTTTTCAGCTCAATATTCATACCAGACCCCACTCAGCGAACTTTTCAAAGCCGCCCACCGAGCGGATAAAAGCTCTCGCTGTTTCCACGATTTCTGTATACGGCACACCGCCCACCAGCTCGTCGCCGATGGCGCAGCAAAACTCCACAGGCTGACCGGTGCGCTGGGCCTCCAGCCATGCGTAGATGTTCACGGACACATCCGCCTTGGATAGGTCCTTGCCGTGGAGACCACCGCCGGTGACGCTGTCCGCCATGTCGCTGCCCAGCTTGCGGTTGGTGGCACCGGTGTCTACGTCCGGGCCTCCAGTCCAATCGCCCAGAGGATTGACCGTGGCGCTGGGGTACTGAAACCGCAGGGTGTCGGAGGTGGCGCTGGGGTACTGAAACCGCAGGGTGTCGGAGGTGGCGTTGCTCTGGCAGACCACCAGCTGCTCACCGTCCAGAATGTACTTTCCGTCGTAGGGATACTGGTCGTAGATAGCGTGAGCGATGGATACCAGCCGCTCCTGTTCATCGGTCACCGGGACGCCTTTGAAGATGCCGTTGTCGCCGCAGCGGATGGCGCTCTCCTGATTTTGGGCCAGATGACCGTCCTGGGGAACGATGACCACGTCGGCCTCAACCGAACCGGCAATGCGGCGGATGGCGGCTTCAATGGGCAGCATCTCCATGGGTGCGGAGGTTTCGATGATCGCATGGCACACACCATGTCCAATCAGCACCTCCACCGCCACCTTGGGATTCTCCTGGGCGGCATAGGCCAGGTCCACGATGGCACCGGCGATGCGGTCAGCCACCTTGTCCGGGTGGCACGGATTCACTTTTTCAAACATATCAGTTTCCTTTCCGCGCCCGAAGCAGCCGTTCCATGGCATCATCCATAGGTGTGGCACCGCTGTATTCGGAGGCACAGTTTTCTTTGACGATCTGATAGATCTCCATCCAGAGCCGGTTGGTCTGGCTCATAAAGTTCTGGCTCATGGCCACATAGGGCGACTGGATGGCGTTGCCGGTGGTGGGGTGCTTGGCCAGAAAGCCGAACTCGGTGACGGCCTCCTCGCACTGAATCCACCGGGCCACGCTCATGGCGTAGCGCTCCAGCAGCTGGGGCGACACCAGCGAGGCGCATTTGCGCTCCGCCAGCCACTCCCAGGTGGCAGTGTAGACCTCCTCGGCCACCAGCGGCTTGCCGTCCTTCTGGGTCGCGGAGAGCATCTTGGATGGTTTGGGCATCTGCTGACCTTCTAAATCGGCTGCTCTTTTCTCGAAGTCGATGACAGTCAACGTCCGTTTGCCCGGATTCCCTTCAGCGATTTTGTCAGCTAAGGGCTTCTTTTTGGCTCCAGCGCCGATGCGAGCGCCGCCACGGTTGGTCCCGTCCTTAGCCATTTTGATACACCTCCTTGGCGGTGGGGCCTATATACCCCCTTTGAAACCGCGACTTTGTGCGCGAGACCCCACGCCCGTTCCCCAGGGGGAGCGTCGCTAGAGATTTTGATCCCCCCTAGGGGTCAGCGGGTGTGCCAGCGGTCTCCACGCTCTGCGTGAATCCTCGCATGACAGCTGCTGCAAAGGGCGATGAGGTTCTCTTTGCTGTGATCGCCGCCTTCCGACAGCGGTCTTTTGTGATGCACCTGCTCGGTCTCCACCAGCAGGCCCTTCTTGTAGCACAGCTCACACACGGGGTGCTGCTGCACGTATTTGTCTCGGATGCGCTTCCACGCTCGACCGTAGCGACGCTTGACTGCTGGGTCCCGGTCATATTTCTCATAGCGCCGGTTCTCCTGCTTCTCATGCTCCGGGCAGAAGCGACCCTCCGTCAGGTTGGGGCAACCGGGGAAGGAGCAGGGGCGTTTGGGCTTGTAGGGCATTGCGCTCCTCCTTTCGGACATCAGAAAAGCCACCGCAGATTGCTCTACGATGGCTCGTCCGGGTTTTCTTCGCGTTTTGCTATTGTAATAATATCAGATGGAACGAGTGTCATTCAATGACTTTTACTGACATCTTGGAATTGCAAGGACTAAAGCGGCATGATATACTATTTGCGGGGTCGCCACTGTGGAAGCAAAGCGTAGGGTGGCTGGTTGGAGATAGGAGGATGCATGGCAAGCAGGACAGGCAGCCCTGTAGTCCATTTATACTTTTCGTGATGACCATACATAGGGGCGT